TATTTCGCATTGCCCTTCAATTGCTGATTTAAGACATATGTCTAAGTATTTAGGGTTTCTATAAGTTGGTATAACAAGACTAATCATATTTTTATTTTTCAATATACGGAAAATATTTTTGAGAGCCAACTTTTGGTTGAATTTTACTCCAATCCACAAGTGGTGCTAACCATTTTGTTTCACCATGTGTAGAATATCCTGGTATTGGACTTACTAATAATTCATTTCTACTTCTAAGTTCTAAAAACATATCAAAATCTCTAGGATATGATTCACTAGTATGTTTTCTTAATATTGGTTCTACTCTTTTAAGTGTACTTACTTTAGCAGCAAATGTCATTGTTGTTGAGTTGGTTAATTTCCAATGGCAGCCTTTAGTTAAATATACTCTTGTGTCTTCTGCACCACCTTGACAATATGGGTTACCCCCTTTATCAGGACTAAGGTATTTATCTGGGTGGTCATATAAAGTAGCAAAACTAGCCCCTAATGTAAATGCCTCCTTTAATATTCTTGCTGCCTCATGTCTATGGATGTAATCATTTTCTACAAAGTATACTATTTCATCATCATCATACTTTAAAGCCATATCCAAAGCTAGATTAAATGTACCTGCTCCACTCCCAATACTACATTTATGAATATTATCTGAGGTGATATGTTTGTTTATCATTTCTAAAGTTTCATTATTACAATTATCAGCTATAATTTCTACCTCATCAAAGATGCTAGTAAAGTTGTTTAAGCACTGGTTATTGTCTATGTAAGATGGTTTTTCTTTAACATACCCATTATTACTTATTCTGTATATTGCTTTCATTTTCTTTTAATGATAGTAAATCCGTTATTATTAGTATATCTTTCTACTAACTCCCATTCATTAGAATGTTCTTCTAAAAACTCACTTACAGCATCCCAAAGACCTTTACCTTGAGTAAGTTCACCATGAAAGTCATGATGTGAAGTTGTAGCCTCACCATGGTGTGCGAAACTAGTTGTATCGTGAAAGCAAATATATTTTTTTACTTGTTTATGATGTCTAGCTAACTCTGCTTTTAGTTGATCATATACATGCCATGTATCTAAAAATAATAAATCTGTAGGTTCAATATCTATATTTAAAACATTAGCCTCAGTAAACTTAAACTTTATATCATATGCTTCTGCTGTATCATATACTGATTGTAAGTCTCCATCCCAAGTAGATGGATGATGTAAATCATATGAATGTAAACCATTTTTAGCATTACAAGCTAAGAATGCCCATGTACTATTAATACTTCTAACACCCATTTCGGTGATTGAATCGCATTGTTGACCATATTTTATAATAGCGGGAAAATGTTCGTTTATATCAGAGGGAGTTAAGAATAACTCATCTACTTTTTTATTTAAATCATGTATCATAATGTATCGTAATAATTGTTTTGTTTTTCTTGTCGTTTAATATCTTTTGGATGGTAAATTGATAACTCTTCTTGGCTAGGTAAATTAGTATAAGTTTTAAATCCATCTAACTTTTCATGTACCTTATTTACCCACTCAATCTCAGGTTTATTTTTCCAAATACGCCATTGATAATCTGGATAATTAACCCAACCTTTATCATCTACATTCCAACCCCATTTTTGAATATGTTCTTGGGTTAAACCTTCTACGGTATTAACTCTAGGAACTAAGTAAACCTCATTATCAGGATTTGATTCTAATATTGAAGGTAAGTTTTGTAATAAAGTTTCATTAGGAATCTCATCAGCATCAATCTGAAAGATATAATCTCCATCACAGTATTCAGTTAGTTTGTTTTTCCAGTTAGCAAAGTGACCATCAAAATAACCTCTCCAAAATTGAAAACCAGGTAATTTGGATAATGTTCTTAAATAATTAACTACTTCTAAAGAACCATTATTTTGATCAAAAAGCACAACTATTTTATCTTTAATCCTTTTATTCTTTAAGAGGAGAGGAATAAGTTTCTGTATTTCAAGAAACTCATCACATACTGTTATAGCATAACTAATTTTCATATTATTCTGGTAATATCCCAATATATGAAAGAGCATCCATATAATCACGCTCTTTAAAATTTTTCTTAGTACTCATATCCATTTTATATTCAGGATCACCTTCTTGTCTGTCTTCAACTTTTTTAGATTTAACTGCTGCCCAACTCCATTCATCTTTATTAGTTCCATCAGCAAACACCATTCCTTGGTCAGGATTATTAATAGTATTTGGCACCCAAATTAAACCTGTATCAGGGTCAGTCCAAGCAATATCCTTATGTAACTCAGGTAAACCAATATTAGTTTCCTCTAAAAACTCACTACCTGAGGTCATAAGGCTATTAGTCATAAACCCACAAGATAAACTAAAATAGTTTGTTATATCTTTAGTTATTTCTACTCTATAACATAGATCTCCACCACTTTTAGGACAATCTATTATTTCATCGTACTGCATATTATTTAAGTTTAGGTAGTTTTAATTCTGGTAATTTTAATTCTATTTGTTTAGGAAAATCAGGTATATTTTTATTTAATATTCCTTCAATTAAATCTTTCATACTTTCCCAACTAAAGTTAGTTTTAATATGATGTCCTTGTTTTCTACTCTTTTCAGTAAAAGTTTTATATTTTTTATGAGTATCAATAAATACTCCAATAGCATGTTTAGGGCTAACTTGGAACCATTTTGATTCCTTTAATAACCATTTATTAGCAGCTGAAGCATGAACATTTTCTAGGCTACCAGGTAATAATACAGTATTTTCTGGTGATAAAAAATCTCTATGTCCTGACCATCCAGATGCTATAATAGGTTTTTTACTCATTCCAAACTCAGCTAATGGTCTACCATATCCTTCACCTTTAGTAAATGATACCATAGCTTTAACTTTAGGGTGATTATATAACTGATTCATCTCCTCATCACTTAATCCACCATTTAAGATATACACATTTGGCAATGTAACACCTTTATAATGTTTTTTAATAGCTAATATTCTATCTAATATTACCTCTCTGCTCATATAGCTATTTCTACCATTAGATACTTTTAATATTAAAGCAGGGCTATTCTTTTTACCTTTAAAAGCATCAAAGAAATATTTAATAGTTAATCCAACATTTTTTCTATCATGTCCTATATCTCCATTCATCCAATGCCCTACAAATAGGAAACAAAATGATTCTTTGATTTGTTTTAAATCAAAAGTAATGTCTTTACTTGGAAGATATTTGTAAACATTTAAATCAACACCTTCAAATATTACCTCTATAGGTTTAGTTAATTCTACTATACCAAGATTTTGATTAGTATTTTTGTCTTTTTTCTCAAACTTAACATTAGTAAATACTTCTTTACTATGGTTTGAAGATACAAAGTTCATATCCATACGATTCATACCTTCAATCCAACCTGCCTCACAACCAGTACTTTCAATACCTGCGGTGCATCCTATATTATATTTACCTACAGCTTGGTATTCTGGGGGTATAGTTATTTGCATCCAAATATCAGGTTTAGATCTTAAAGGCATTGGGATAGATAACTTAAGTAAATATTCCCACTCAGGGTGATCTTTACAAAAATCTAATGGTGTATCACCCCACCGTTGTGGTAATAATTTTATGTCATATTTGTCAAGTTCAATAAGAGCTTTAATTAAATCACGACTACGTGCACCATACCCTGAATAGGTATCAAATGCTGATGATATTACAAAAACTGGTTTACTCATTTTAGTATACTATTTTATGATTTAAAAATTTACCTTTATATTCAGTAGCATTTACTATTTCATATCTATCTCTAGGTTCCCATACTTTAAATAGTTCTTCAAATGCCTCTATTACTCTTTGTCCTTGGCTTTCAGCAGTAAAACCTGCTTCATTACCTATAGCCCACTCTCTACCTTTTAATCCTCTAGCTTTACGCTCTTCATTAGATAAAGAATATACTTCTTTTATTCTATCACAAGCATCTTCCCAAGAACATCTGTCATCATAAATGTAAGGTGTGGGAGGTGAACCTTGAATTGATCTAGAAGTTGGGTATACTGGAAATGCCCATTCACCATGTTTAGTAAATGTCTTCTTATGATTAGAAGGAATATCAACATCAGGTTCAAACCATTTACCTTTATTATCTTCAAATCGCATTTGATCTTGCATTCCACCTGTTGTATTAGCAATAATAGGTGTTCCTGATAATATAGCTTCGGTTAATGTTAATCCCCATCCTTCATTTGAAGTTAATAATATTTGAATGTCTGCTATATTATATAGGAAGTTTAAACCTTTTCTATCTATTTTAGAGCTTGAAAATACTATTACATCATCATAATCTTCACCAAATAGATATTCTTTTACTTTATTTAAATCAGTTCCATGATCAGATACCATTTCAGTATGTAAAACAAATCTACATTTTAATGCTTCTTCACGTGGAATAGAATCTAAGAATGATCTAAAAGCAATCATAGCATCAGGGATTTGTTTTCTCCTAATGTTTCTAGAGTTAAAGAACATAGTAAAGTTTACTTCTTTATTACTAAATAGTTTTTTTCTAAAATCTATTAACTCTTGATAATGTTCATGGTCTTTACCTATAGGAAAGAAATGGTTATGATTTAAACCATGAGGTACATATTTAAATACTCTTTTACTATTATCACAATCAGCTAAAACTAGTTTATTAATATTAACCGTTTGTTTTGATATACCCATTAACAAATCACATGCCTCATAATATGGTTGATTGTATCTAGGTGCTGGATAATCATCCCAAATATTAAGATAAGATATAGGACATTTTTGTCTAATAGTATCCTCCATATTGAATATATGCTGGAAGTATCTAGGATCTGTAATCAACATTATAGCGTCAGGATTTTCAATAGCTAATATTTGTTGAATTTCCATTGAATTTCCATAACCATTTACAGGGTATGAAAATACAGCAGCATCTGTTATTTTTGCTTCTTTACTAGTAGCTTCACTAAGATCAATCTTTTTACCTTGTTCAGGGTGTGTGATTGCTCCAGCAACATTAACCCAATTAAAATGATGACAAGTACTAACAACTATTTCTTTAGCTACTGTAGCTACACCACTATGAACTCTAATATCATCACATATAAGCAATATTTTTTTCCTTTGCCCCTTAGGAATATGTTTAAAACTTTTATTCATATATTTGTTAATTTAAAACTCAATATTTTTATTTGTAATCATTCTCCTAAATTCCTCATCATTTAGATAAGAGTGTATACATCGTTCTGCTAGTTTTTGAAAACTAAACTTCCTCTTGACACATTCTACTTTAAACTCTTGGAATAAATCCTTTTCTATTTTAACACTAGTAAGTGTCATATCTTTTTTAAATTGGCTCATAATCTTTATTTGTTTGTTATGATGATACATATGTACCTTATATCCAAATATACATAAATATACTAAAAAGCTATACCTTCTCCACAGTTTTCTTTATCCTTACTGTAAGGACAAAAATTACAATTCCATTTACTAGGTTGTTTTGGGTATTCTGTGTCTTTTATTTTACCTTCATAACTAAAACACTCTTGTATAAAACTATTAACAGCATTTTTAGCTCTACCTAATTTTATTTTACCACTTGGTGGGGTAAATCTTTGTACCCTATGAGCTTGGTATGGAGACATTAATTTAGCATCATCAGCATCTAATACCTTTCTTTTCAATATAAAGAATTCTATTTCAATGCTATCTAAGGGAATACTATATTGTTCGGAAAAAAATTGTTTATATAATAATAACTGGAATTGTTTATCCTCATTATTTTTGTCTTGTTCTCTCCAACCTCTAGTACTGGTTTTGATATCCATGATCTTAAAAGTATTAGTTGGTTCATGGTACATTACTACATCAAGATACCCCAAATATAATATGTTATTGTACATTTTATTTGGGGCAACTGTAATAGGTATTTCACACCCAACTAAATGCCAACCACGTTTAGAGAAGTAGGCACTTTTTTTCTTTTTAAACCAATTTAAAATACTAACACCATCATTAAAAAATTCTCTCATTTCCCCAGCAGAGGAAAAATGTTGATTATTATTTGCTTTGTATTGTTTTTTATATTCCTCAGTAAAATAGTAATGGAAGTCATCTTCTAAATCTAATCTATCAGCTGCTGCTCCTGTTTTAGTATACATTACATCTAAATACCCTTGCATAGTTTCATGGATTGCTGTACCGAATACGGTATGAATACTAGATGTAAATCTTTTGATTTTATCTTTATATTGAAGTTTCCATCTATGAGGACATCCCCTAAATATACTCATTTGGGAGTAACTAATATTCTTTTGAAATGCATAGTTAATCTCTTGGGGAGGATTTTTTAAAATCTCCTTAATTATTTTTGGGGTTTTTTTAGCCACAGTATTTTATTTACGCCACTTGTCTCTTCCAACAAGTAGACCTATGATGCCATAATTAGCAATATCAATAAATGTATCTTCCATACCCTCACCTTTTACAAAGTTTTTACCATTAATTAGTAAATTCTTTAAACGTGAGATTTTATCAGTTAGTCTAATAGCTAAACCTGTAAGTGAGAACTTTTTATCTTCCTTACTGTTAAGAATATCACCACCTAGTGAGATATTATTCAAACCATAATCCATATGCTTGGCTGCAAATAACTCATACATCTCACCCATAATAGTTTTAAATTCATTAGCTAATTCTCTATACTCAGTTTCAAATTCTTGTACTGCTTGAGAAGGTTCTATAGAAGATTCTTCTATTGGAGATGTAGGTGTTTTCTTATGATAAGATGTTAATGTGTCACTCATAGTATTGATTTGGTATTAAAATACTTTTTTAATGCTTTCAACCTATCATCTGCATCCACTAACATCATTAAAGCTTCCTCAGCATTTTTATAAAAATCCTCTGTTGAATGATCACCTATCCCAGCAGGATGTTCTGATAGTAAATTTAGTGTAAGCATTGCTTTTGATTTATCTGCCTCAGCAGATGTCTTTAACATAATAAATAATTCGCTTTTCATTTTAATAGTTGTTTAATGTCCTTTTTATTTAATCCTATACTACTCAATATACTAACAATCTCACTCTTATCCAAAAGATTATAATATTCTAGTGCTTCTTTGTTGGAGCATACCCAATAATCTTTTAAATACCCAAGTAATTCTTTGCTTTTTACCTTAGTTGTAGATTTTATGTACTTGCTCCACTTATTATTTTTAGGTATAAACTCTTTATAGATTGAGTATATTTCTTTTTTATTTTGAGGTAATATTGTTTGTACCTCATTTACTAGTTCCAAGTAATCAGGATTCATGCTTAATACTCGGTGAATAACATACGAGTTAAACATATCCCAATCCTTGTCACTAAACTCATCGATTGGTGTCTTTAATGTATTAATATGCGGCATCCAACCGAAAGTATTTTTTATCATACTAATTCGTCCTTGAGTTCTTCTCTTAGTTCAACAGGAATACCATCTCCTAATATTTTATTAGTATTTGGGTCATAAAATATAGGTATAGGCATAATAGCATCGTTATCTGTACCTGCTACAAATTTGGAGATTTTTCTTAAAATAACTCCTGATTTAAATATACTTCCACCAGCATCATTTTTCATACCAGTGGTGGATTTTAAATCAATATTCAACTCGGGTTGTTTTTGAGGTGTTTTCATTTTATTTTTATGTTTATAATTTGTTGTAAAAGTGAGATCATATTAATCTCTTTATCTATTCTAAAATTAGCTTTATATTGATGTTCATTTATCAACATTGCTACTGTACCTTCCCTATCAGGAAGATAAGTTTCTGCATTATCAAATAAAAACCTAAATAGTTCTTCAAAGTCATCAACATTTGAATCTTGAATGATTTGTCGAATTTCTTTAATACTAGGTTTTGCTTTCTCAAGTTCATTTAAAATAGCAGACAAATAACTAGCAGAAACAAGTAATGAATCATCAATTGTTAAATGATTATTAATATTACTTGCTTGGATAGTATTGAGCATCTTTCTTAGGTCAGGATAGAATTTATTAACAACTTTCCCAATGGCAGGTAAATCATAACTTATACTCTCCTTATCACATATGCTAGCTAAATGTACAGCTACTTCCTTTTTAGTTGGTGGTATTATTTTAAATGTTTGACATCTTGATTGTAAAGGATCTATAATACGTTCTACATAATTACAAGTTAAAATAAAACGAGTAGTTCGTGAAAATGTTTCTATTATATTCCTTAATGATGCTTGAGCTTGTATCGTTAAGAAATCAGCTTCATCTAAAATAACAACCTTAATAGGTTTAAAAGACATAACGCTTGAAAATCCTGATACTTTATCTCTAATAGTTTCAATACCTCTTTCATCTGAAGCATTAATATAAAGATAATCACAATCAAGAGTATTTACTATAATCTTAGCAAGTGTAGTTTTACCTGTTCCTGCAGGACCATAAAATAAATAATTCTGGATATCATTTTGAGATAATTGTTTGGATATACTTTCTTTGAGCTGAGGATTACCTACATAAGTAGATAAATCCTCAGGTCTGTATTTCTCATTTAGTAAACTATGTTCTTTCATACAATGTAAATATACATAAAATTTTACTGTTCTCCAAATTCTCCATATAGTGAGTATTTCTTCTCTACTATAGGTGGTACCTCAATTTCATCAGTTTGAATAGAATATAAAGAACTTTTTAGAGGTTCTAATCTGTAATGTCCTTTAAATCCTGTTTTCACCATATAAGCTTCAAGTGTATCAGTAAGTGAAGAATGAATAGGACCATCTGGTTCATTAGCTATTAATCTCCAATTATCACCAGGAGGAACTCTCCTAGCAATCAATACATTTTTTTCTTCTATTTTAAAATCCGTCATATTAATACATTCCTTCCATTCCAGTTGGCATAGCAGGTGCTGCAGGTGTTTGAGCATCATCACTCTTATCTTCTGTGATAGTACACTCAGTTAACAATACAGTACCAGCAATACTTGCTGCATTTTCTAAAGCTAATCTAGTAACCTTTGTAGGATCAATGATACCTGTTTCCTTAAAGTTTACAGCTTTTCCAGTTTCAATATTAATACCAGTCCAAGTATTAAATTTTTTAGCATTAACTAGATCTGTTTGACCAATAAATATTGCTTCGCTTTTATCATAACCAGCGTTAACTAATATTTGTTCAAATGCTTTTCCACAAGCTTTGTATACAATTTCAGCACCTTTATTGTCTCTATTAATACTTTCACGAGCATACAATAAAGCAACACCACCTCCAGCAACAACGCCTTCTTGAATAGCAGCTTTAGTAGCATGTAAAGCATCATCAACTCTATCTTTCTTCTCTAACATCTCTGTTTCAGTATGACCACCTACATGAATAATTGCTACTCCACCTACAAATTTTGCAAGTCTATTTTGTAGTTGTTCAATCTCAAATGGTGTATTTGAGTTATCAATTTGCTTTTGTAGTTCCTCAACACGTGCTTCAATAACTTCTACTGTTCCTTTCCCATCTACAATAGTAGTTTGGTCTTTAGTTACAGTGATTTTTCTAGCTTCTCCAAACCAATCCCAACTGAATTTATCAAGCTTCATACCTTTATCTTTAGAAAATACTTGACCACCAGTTGTGAGTGCAATATCTTCTAAAACAAGTTTTCTACGTTCTCCAAAATCAGGTGATTTAACAGCACATACATTAACTGTACCTCTCATTTTGTTAACAATAAGGGTAGCTAATGCTTCGTTATCAATATCCTCAGCAATAATCAATAATGATTTACCTTCTGATGATACAGCCTCTAAAATAGGTAATAACTCCTTTACTTGAGTTAACTTTTGATCTAAGATTAAGATAGCTGGAGTATCTAAAATAGAAGACATTGTATTATTGTCTGTTACAAAATATGGTGATTTAAAACCCCTATCAAATTGCATACCCTCAACTGTCTCAAGATAAGTATCTCCAGTTTTAGATTCTTCAATATGTACAACACCATCCAAACCTACTTTATCAATCGCTGTTGAGATGAGTTTACCAATCTCAGGGTCATTATTTGCTGAAATAGCAGCAATTTGTTCTAGTTGAAATTCACCTGTAATATCTTCTGATATTTTATCTCTAAGATTATTTATTGTAGTTGTAACTGCGGTATCAATCTCTCTTTTGATTCTAACTGCATTTTCTCCATTATCTAGACTGTTCAATCCAGCTTTAATAATTTCTCTAGCTAATAATGTGGAAGTAGTAGTACCATCTCCAGCTTTATTTGCGGTATTAATAGCTGCTTGTTTGAGTAACTGAACACCTAATTCTTGTGTTGGTTCTTTTAGAGCAATTGATTTTGCTACAGTAACACCATCTTTAGTACTTTGAGGAACACCTTGGTTATTAGAAATAACTACATTTCTACCATTTGGTCCTAAAGTTGCTACAACAGCATCTGCAAGCTTATCTATACCTTTTACTAGTTCTTTTCTAGCTACAGTGCCAAATTCTATATGTTTATTCATTTTTAATTTTAATTTTAGTCTTTAATAACTTTTGCTAGAACCTGATTTTCAGGACCTACATAATACTCTTCACCATCAAAGGGAAGTTTAGTAAAACCTTGAGTAGGTAAAACTACTAAATCACCTACTTTTAACTGCATAGGGATATAATCACCTGTAATAGTATACCTTCCAGTTCCTATTGCGATAACTTCTCCAAATTCATTTTTTTCTTTACCCATATCAGGTACAATAATGTTACCATATAGGGTTTCTTCATTTTCTACTGGTTTGACAATAATTGCGTCAAATAGTGCTTCAAGTTTATTCATTGTGATAAAAAATTTATAAGATTCGATTCAATTTTACTGTATTCAGCTATAAAATCCTTTATGGAAGTATAGTGTTTCTTTGTATGCAACTTTTCTTCAGATATAAATTGCAATGCTGATTTAAGATTAGGAAAAAACTTTAATGATTTTTCATATTCTTTACTTTTACCTTTCGCTCTAAAGTGTTCAGCATTAGTTTGTACTTTAATGTTTACAATATAATTGTAATCATCCCTAGTGATGAAATAGGGTTCTAATGCTTCATCTTCTACTACTGTATGTGATTTTACTCTTGCCATATTATAACATTTTTATTTATACCGTAAATATACGAAAGATATTTGTGAAAGCCAAGCAAAGGCGCGCTTATTGTAAAAAAATATTACTTAATTTTAATAGACTTAGATTTAGCTTCTTCAGCTAAAGGTATAAAAATCTCTAGTAATCCATTTTCTAAAGCTGCTTCTATTTCTGATAAATCAAATTTAGGTGCAATTTTATATCTTAAATCAAAAGATTTTTTAGATAAACCTTGGTGAATAGTTCCTTCATGGAATTCATCATCCTCTGGTTTTTTATAACTAATTTTTAAAGTATCCCCTTCAATACCAAGGATTACATCACTTTTAGTTAACCCAGTACAGGCAACTTCAAAATGGAGTCCTTTATCGTCAAAGAAAATATTAAGGGGGTGTGATTGTTTTGT